CCACGCCTTCGGCTTCTGCATGTGCCCGACGACGAACGCCCGATCCAGCAGGCTGTCGAACCGCTTCACGGCCTCGACGTCCATGTCCACGTAGACGCCGCCGAACCGTTGCAGCCAGAACAGTCGCGCCCATTGGCTGGCGCCGATGTAGTTGCCTTCCGCCAGTCTCGCCTCCACCCACGGATCCCGCGCGTGATCGAAGAGGTTGCCGAGCGTCACCACGGTGAGCGCGTAGTCCGGCATCAGCCGGAGCCACGACTGGAGGCACCGCGCGAACAGTTCCCGATGCGCCTCGGTGTACTGATCCTTCGACGGATCGCAGATCCACGTCGTGATCAGATGCTTCGGGATCATGAGATGCCCCGCTCCGTCAACAAGCGCTTCAGTTCCTGATGCTGGTTCCCGCCCTTGACGAAGATCTCCGGCCGCCACCCTTTCCGATGCGCGCGATCGTCATATGGCGACTCGTCGAAGGTGTGCTCCACGATCTCGCCCCGTCGCACCCGTGGGCTCTGGACGTCTCGCAGCGCGATCAGGTTCAACGGGCTGACGTCGTCCACGTTCTCGTTGTCACGTCGGCCTGGCAGTGGCAGACACGCCCCGCAGCGTTCGCACGACTGCCGGATCTGATCCGCAAACTTGCCCACCGGCTGCCTGACGCCGTCGCGCCCCGTCTCGAAGGCCAACGCCCCACGCCAGACGCCCGGTTCCAGCGGCAACCCGCCCGGGCCCTGGAACACCATGTCCAAGTGCGCCGCGACTTCGCAGAAGAAGAAGCCCTTCGGCGTCACCGCTGAACCCCATTCGCGGTTCACCCAGCAGTCCTCGATGAGCGCCCAGCGCTTCACGGGATCGGGTACGGCTTCGGACGAGGCGACGAGGATCGGCTGGTGGTGGTTCTTCGCCTCGTCGAGATGCATGTTCCAGCACAGATACCCGCACGCGTGGCGTGCGCTCGGCCCAGCCCCGTCCCGCGTCGGCCGTGGCCCGAGGAGTCGTTCCACCTGCACCCGATGCGATCCCCACTTCGGATGCCGATCTGTCGTCCAGTCCTTCGATGTCCAGAGTCCGCGGTGATACACCTGCGGGATGTACTGAATGGCGAGATCCACGAGCTCCGGAAACTGCGGATGGAGCAACGGCTCGCCGCCCATGATCCCGATCACCCGGCGCCTGGCCATGCCGTACACCGGATGCGGATCGACGTGCGTCACGAAGTCCGCCACCGCTTGCAGCGCCTGCTCGAAACACGCCGGCGACATGAAATACCGCGTCTTCGCGTGATCCAGCAGCCGCGTACAGTTGGAACAGTGCAGGTGACAGGCGTTCGTCACGTCGATCAGCAGGTTCGACGTCTGGCTCGGGCGGATCATGCCTGCACCAGATGCCGCTCGGCGGCCATGTGAAACCCGTCCTTCTTGCCGCACGTCGTCCCGCCGACGACGAAGACATGCTCGTGGAAGACGTGTCGATACCCAGCCGCGAAGAGCGCGGCGGCGAAGTCGAAGTCCCCCGCGTAGCGATCCCCGTAGTCCTTGACGTGCGCCAGGAAGACGTCCCGACGGATCACGTAGGAGGCCATGTCCACCTTCCCGAGCACGGGGGCCTCCGTCACGGGCACCTGCGGGAAGTCCCAGCGGCCCTTCCGGACTTTGGCGACGATCACCTCCGGGTACTCGTGCTGCCGCGCACGCGTCTCCAGCCACGACACGGCATGTGGCGAGGCGAGCAGATCGTCATCCGCGAGGGCGTGCACGTACTGGCCATCGAAACTCGTGGCGTAGCGCTTGAGTCCGCCGTAGAGACTGGCGACGATCCCACGGCCCACGTAGTCAGGCACGATGACGTGCTGCACCTTGTCCACGGCTGTCTGCCGCTTCACGGAGGCCATGCACTCCGCCAGCAACGCCGGCCGATGCGTCGGCGTGAAGATCGTGAGAAACGGCGTCATACAAACGCCTCGTGAGGACGCGTCGCGTAGACGTCTGCCAACACCCCGTTCACCTGGTGCATCCGGCACATCACGCGGCAGTTACCGAGCGCCGTCCACTGCCCCGGGTGACGCGCCCAGATCTCCGCGAAGGCCTCCGTGCGCAAGTCGCCCAGCTGCGAGCCCTCGATCCCGCGCCGCTGCGGACAGAGCCACATGCGCCCGTCCGGCGTTACTGTCGCGTTCAATTTCACGCCATGACAGACGTCGTAGGCGCGTCCGGCCCAGTTCTGATATGAGACAAACCGCGACGGATCGCACTCGACGTCTGGTTCCTGGGCCACGGCCTCGAGTAACGGCAGGGCCACGGAGATCCACGCGCGATCGACGGTGGCCAGCGCACTCATCGGCCCGTCCTCGATCGTCGGCCGGAACGTTGTATACGTGGCGCCGAGGGCGCGGCCGAGCTCGAGCATCTCCGGCACCTGGTGCCAGTTCTTCGCGTGCAGGAGGAAGGAGACACCCACCGTCGTCGCCTGGGCCTCAGCGAGATGGCGCACGCCGGTGCAGGCCTGCTCGAAGCGATCCGGCGCCACGCCCTTCTCGTGGGCATACGTGATCGCGTTGACGCAGTCGAGCGACACCACCACCCACGTCGCCGCCTGGGCGAGCCGTGCGGCCGTATCCGCGCGCAGGAGGCCGCCCATCGTATACATGCCCTGCTCGAGTCCGGCGTCGGCCGCCACGTCCACGCAGTCCGTCCAGGTGGGATGCAACGTCGGTTCGCCGCCGCCGCTCCAGACGATGCCGCGCACGCCCGCCTTCGCCATTTGACGCAGCCCGCGGATGACAACCGCAGGGTTCGCGTAGTCGCCGGTGCCGGTATAGGCCATCGGCAGTTGACGATCGCGGGAGGCCCAGGGCCCGCGCGTGTGCGTGTGCGAAAAGTGACAACTCTGGCAGCCCAACGGGCAACGGTTCGACAGATCCCACTCGATCGTCACTGGCGCCGGCGTCTCCCCACGCGACCAGCCGGCCAGCCGATCGAGGTGGGCGAAGACTTTGTGCGGCCCGATGAACGTCACAGCACGCGCTCCCACTCGAAGGCGAGGACGGACGGCCCCTTGCCCGTGCGCGCCTTCTCGGCGAGCAATGCCTCATTTCGCGGGAAGTTCATGGACGCCTTCCGATACGCCTTCGCGCTGAGCCCGTCACGCTGGGTGATCGCGTCACCAATGACGTCCGGCGAGTAGCGGATCAGCGTGACGTCCGACAAGGGCACAGGCCGGATCGCCGCGTTCACGCGCTGCCGGAAGAAGCCGTCCGTGCCGTAGCCGACGAGATCCTCGTCATACCCGCCGATGGCCCAGAAGCGCCGCTTCGTCAACGCAAAGCTGTTGATATGCGCGTGCGGCCGTCCCGTGGACGTGAGCTTCGGTGAGCCGTCACGCGCATGCACCCGCGGGAAGACATAGACGACGTCGTGGTGCAGATGCTTCAACAGCGCGGCCGCACTCTCGGCTGAGAGGACGTGATCGATATCCGTCAACAGCAGCCACGGCCCTGCCGCTTCGCTGGCGGCCAGGTTCCGCGCCGCATGCTGATGCCACGGCCGATCCTCGAGCACGCGGTAGATACGCAGCGGGGGCACGCCGGCCGGCCGCGGGACGTCCACCGCCGGTTCCGGCGATCCGTCGTCCACCAGCACGATCTCGATCTGCGCCTTCACCGCGTCGGCATAGCTGGCCAACACCCGGTATTGCTCCGAGAGCATGGCCGGGTTCCGGTAAAAGGGCAGACAGAGGCTGAGCGTCATGCCGCCACCTGCCGATCGCACAGGGCCTCGCGCAGCGCCATCGTCGGAAAGCACGTCAGGGCCGTCCGCCGCGTGCAGTTGATCACCTCGACGCCAGCGGCCTTCAAGGGTTCCACCAGCGACGGGAAGAACGACTGATAGAGCTCGTAGGGCGAGCGCGATCCGTTCGGGTGATCCTTGTGCCAGTGCTCCTCCCCGTTCGGCCCACGCTGCATGTCGTACCCGAGCAACAGAATGCGCGCGGCGCCGAGGAGCACGGCCAGGTTGATCGCCTGATAGCCGCTGTTCTTTCCGGTGTTCAGGGATCGCGGGTTCAGGCTCAAGCCAGTATCCACGCCGCGTCGCAGCACCGTGACGCCGTAGCGTTCCGAGAAGCGCGTGAGGGAATACCGCATGCCGGTGAAGTCCTTCGCCCCTTTGTGCCACCGCCAGACTTTCTCGTCGGCGGCATACATCACGTCCGCCCATGGCGCCAGCGTGTACGTCGAGTTGATGACGATCACGCGCGCCTTGCCGCGGCAGTACTCAACGTCCTCGCGCGTCAGGCTGGGCCCGCTCGCGATACAGACGACGGTGTCACCGGGCCAGATCCGAGGGACAGCGTTCATGCGATGGCCGGATCCCTGAAGCGATCGAGTTTCATCCGCACACTCGGCGGCATGCGCCCATCGGCCCACGCTTTCGGCGGCTCCTCGTCATCCCCACGGAAGCGATAGAGCATCACCGCCAGCTCGAGGATCGCCGCCGTCACCTGCAGCGGCGTGTCCACCGTCCCGGCGATCCACGTCGCGATCGTCTCGCTCCATTCCTCGGCCGTGTCCCCGAGACGCTGATCGACGTAGTCGAGACACAAGGCCTCAGCGGCGTTCAGATACGTCTCGAGCACCGCATCCTCGTCGGTGCCCGTCACTTTCAGCGCGCCCTTGTAATCGTCGAGGGTGACGAGATCAGCCATCGCGTTCCCACCTGAGATCCTGGCCAGGGAGTCCGCGTTGTCCCACCGGGCCGGCTTTGCCTTCCTTGCCGCGCTGGACACACAGCCGCCACGCGCGTCGTTCCGCGTCCGTCTTGTCGTCCGGCCTCACGCCCTTCACTTCGTCGAGCAGGGCCATCCACATCGAGCCACCGCGCGTCACGATGTTGCCCTTGCGATACGTCTGCGCGTCGCTGTAGACGTCCCAATACAGCGGCACCGGCACGGGGCGATCCTTGACGACGTCGCCCTTCGTGAACCGCAGCACGACGGACTTCGTGGCCTCATCCACGACAAGATCGGCGTCGTCGAAGCCCACGCCGTCCTGCCCTGGTTCGCCCTTCTCCCCAGTCCTGCCCTGCTGTCCCGTCTCTCCAGGCGGCCCGACGGCGCCGTCCTGGCCATCGCGTCCGTCCTGCCCACGTTCGCCTTGGATGCCCTGCGCGCCATCACGTCCGTCACGTCCAGCCGGCCCTTCCGGCCCGCGTTCCCCGGGCTTCCCGGGCTCGCCCGTCTCGCCCTTCAGCACCGTGATCGCCGAGACGGCCTTCACGACTTCCGCGTGCACCATCGGCACGATCTCCGCCGCCGAGACGCTGGTGCCATCGCGGCCGTCTTTCCCGTCACGCGGTGTCGGCAACGTGCTGATCGCCTTGGCGATCTGCCGCTGAATCAGCGGCTCGAGATCCTCCGGCGTCACGCTCGTGCCGTCGCGTCCAGGCTTGCCGTCCTGCCCGTGCTTCCCGTCGGCTGGCTTCTGGATCAGCGCGGCGGCTTTCACCGCCAACGCCTCGACGTCCACCGGCGGGGCGTCTTTGCCATTCGCTGGAACCGGCACCAGCGCCGCCGCTCGTTTCGCGATCGCCTCCACGTCCACCGCCGGCGCATCCTTCCCGTCCTGCGGCTTCGGGACGAGTGCTGCGGCCTTCAACGCCAAGGCGTCGAGATCCACCACGGCGTCTCGGCCATCCTTCGGCGCCTTGACGAGCGCCGCCGCCTTGAACGCCAGCGCTTCGACGTCTGGTTCCACCCGTGCGGCCTTCAGCGTGGCGAGCTCCGTGCGCATGGCGTCGAGTTGGCGGCGGTAGTCGTCGAGTAGCAGCGGATCGGCGTCGCGGCCGTTCTGCCCAGCCTCGCCCTTCTCCCCGCGTTCCCCACGCTCCGGCGTCTGCGCCTTCGTGCGCTCGAGCACCGCAATCCTGGCCAGCAAGGGCGCCGTCGCGACTTCGATCGCCTGCCAGACCACCTCCGCCATCGCATCGGGATCAACCATGGACGCCATCCTGAGCCTCGGACGTCCGCAATGACGTCGCCGCCTTCGACAGCAGCGCGGCCTTGAATGCCAGCATCTGATCGGCCATGGCTGCCTTCGGCTCCTCTGTCGGTGTCGGCTCGGCAGGCGCCTGCAACAATCCCGCGGCCGCCGGGCCTTGCGCATCGCGTTGCGCGAGCACCGCGACGGAGTGATCCTGATGCTGCATGTACACGGTGTCGCCACCGGGCAGCGGCTTCAGATCGAACCGCCGACGCGCTTCGTTCGGCGTCCACACGGAGCCGTTCACGCCCTTCGTGGCGATCTCCATCGTCGTCGCACTGTCCATGCGGTTCAGATCGTCAATGTCGAACTGCACGCTCTTCCCGATCGGCAACTCGAGGCCTTCGGTGAGCACGCGCTCGAGCGCCGTCGTCGGCGACTGGAGACAGTCCGAGTAGTAGATCTGCGTCACGGCTTCCACGCTGCTGTACGGCGGCAAGGGCCCGCCGACTTTGAACATCGGCATGTGGAAGCACTTCGCGATCTGCTCGTCCGTCCACTTCAGAATGTCGATCAGCTGCGAATCCACGGCCGTCGCCATGCCCATGGGCGTGTAGGACATGGCGTCGCCCAGCACCGCCACCTTCCCGAAGTTGTCGCCGCTGAAATTGCCGTCGAAGTAGGCCTTGACGCGATCCGCCGAATCTTTCGAGATGTTCCCTGGGGCCGTGATGATCCCGCCCGGGGACGAGCCGTTCTGGAACAGCTTCTGCGCGTTGTTCAGGGCGTACTTCGCCAAGAGTGCCGGCCAACCGGCCGCGAAGATCGGCGACACGCCCAGCATCGGGTGGAACAGCGGGCACATGACGTCGTGGATGATTTCCCGCGCCGGCACGACGACGGTGTCAGGGCGATCCGGACGCCCCAGGCCTTCGAGGTTGTCCGGTGAGAGCTCGTAAAAGAACGAGCCATCCGGCGCCATGAGCACCTTGACGCGCGTCGGATCGAGGATATAGAGCGCGTTCACGACGCCCCGCTGATCGCGTCGCTTCAGTACGAACGTGTTGCCGTGCGTGAGCTTCGACACGAGCCACCACTCGTAGAACTTGACGGCCGTCTGGAAGTGGTTCGGCTTCCGCAGGACGGGCGAATATGCCGGGTTCTCGATCTCCGTCCAGATGCCGCGATCGTCAATCTCCATCAGTCGCGGGCGCATCTTCGCGATGTCCCCGCTGATGAGCGTCACGCAGGCGTAGAGCGTCGGGTTCGAGAGGACGTTGTCGAGGCGGATCTCTTCGTTCCGCTGCCAGGCGCCCGTCGTGGCTTCACGGATGAACGGCCACCACCAGACGAGACTCCGCGACTCTGAGATCCCCATCAACGGTGCGGCTTTGCGCCGCAGGGAGAGCCCGAGCGACTTCACCTCGAAGGACTGGATCGCGCCGTCGACGATGTGGAGTTCCATGCCGGCTAGGCGGACGGGGCTCCGGTGATCGGCTTCTTCCGCCGGCGCAGACGTGGCGCGTCAGGCTCAGACGGTGGTGCTGGATCGAGCGAGATTTCGGCTGTGACGACGTCAAAGATCTGCTCGATCTCGTCCGTCTCGGCCGGTTCTGGCTCAGGTGCTGGATCGGGCTCCGGATCGGGCTCCGGACTCAGGACTTCGGGCTCCGGTGCTGGCGTGAACACTGGCGGCTCCGTGGTGACGACGACGGCCGCCTCAGGCACCTCTGGAGGCACGACGGCTGGTGCCTTCGTGCGCCTCGCCTGCCGGCGCGTGATCACCTTGTAGGCGTCCCCGAGCGGCAACGCGAACACTTCTCCAGCCGCATACCGGCGGCCCTTGAAGGTGAAGTCCTGTGTCGCGGCAAGCGTGAACCGTGTCATGGGCGAGGCTCAAACGTGCTCGAGGCCCCACGCGGAACCTCGAGCACTCAGAACGGGCAGGGTTACGACGACGCCGGACCGTACGACGCGGTATCGATGATCGCCACCGACTCGTCGCGCACCTTCTTGTAGGTGACCCAGCGCTCGGCGCGGATGCCGATCATGTTCCGCTGCCAGAGGTTCAAGGTGGGCGTGTTGCCGCCCGCCATGTCCAGCGTCGCCTGGTTGCTCGCGTCGAGCGTGACACGCCCATCGTCCGCCACCAGAATGTCGGCGGGGTTGAAGATGATGATCGTGCCCGACGGCACTGAGCCGGAGACGAGGACGGGATACCCCATCAACGTGCCGCCCTTCGCATTCAGCGCCGTGAATTCCATGGTGCCGAGCGAATTCCGCAGCGTGCTGATCCCGCGGGCCAGCGCCGGCGTCATGAGGATCGTGAGGTTGTCGGCGTTCTCCACGTTGTCGAACGTCGCGAGCGCGAGGTTCATGTCGAAGTAGAGCGCATCCGCATCGGTGCCCGTCGCCGACGGCGAGGCCACCCCGGCGGTGATCGAGGCCGGGTTGCTGGCCCCAGCGGTGACCGACGGCGTCACGAACTGCGCGTCCATGAACCGGGCGATCTGCTGCACGAGATCGTTGCGCACGACGGTTTCGGCGTTGGGCGTCGAGAGTCGCACGAGCTCCTCGGTGAGCACCACGATCCCGGCCATCTTGTGGTACGGCAGCGTCACCTCATCGAACGCGAGTTCGGTGACCGGCTTGGCCGCGCCCTCACCCACCCAGTTCACCGTCGACCCACCCGTCTGGATCGCCATGCGGGTGTTGAACACGCCCTGACGGAAGCCCTGCACCCGCCCCATGATCGTGGCCGGACGCAGGAGCTCGATCAGCTCGCCCTGCACGTTGTTCGTGTAGACGAGCTCACCGCCCCACCCTGGACTCTCGACGACGGACGTGCCTTCCACCGCCTTCGAGTACATCTGCTTGATGAACTTGGAGACTTCCGGCGTCTGGCCGTTCCAGCGCTTCGCGTACTCCAGCGTGTCGGAGATGCTGCCGCGTCCTGCGGCGACGGCCATGGCGACGCGGGCGAAGCGGATGCCCTTCTCGAGCTCCACCACCTGCACCTGGGGCTGCTTCTTCTCCGGCTGCCGTCCCACGATGGCCAGCGGCTGCGCCTGCGAGCCCATGGCCAGTTCGAGCGCGCCGAGGGTATCGATGCTCTTGGCCAGATCCCGCACGTCCTTGACGAGCGTGTCGCGCTCGGTGGCGTCGTCCTGGGTGAGGCCGCTCTCCGTCTGACTCTGCGACACCAGTTCCTGAAGTCGCGCCGACTTCTCCGTCATCTGGGCGCGATTCGCCGTCAACTGCTCTGCAATGTTCATGGCTCTGCTCGTTGGTGAACCGGAGACACCCGGAGTGATGGCGGCGAGACGCGGAGCCCCAGTGCCAGACACGGCGAGGGACGCGCTTTTGACAGTCGTGATCGTGGCCTGCATGTTGGCGGGAATGGTGACGACCGACGTCTCCAGCCAGCGCCACTTCGAAATGTTCAACCCACCCGTGGAGGCGTTCCGCGTGTACGCGACGACCTTGCTGCCGATGGACAGCCCGCGGACCAATCCGCCCTTGATCAGCGCCCAGACTTCATCGATCCGTGGCGTGACGCCTTTGGCGATCTGCGCACGGATGCGAATGCCGGACTTCGAGACATGTGCGGAGAGGACGTGCCCGATCGGCTCGCTCTGCGAGTGCAGAAAGAGCAACGGCATCGGCAGGCTGAATTGCGCGCCTTCCGGATCCAGCACGTCGCCGTCGAGATCGATACTGGGCGAGGACGCGACGCCCTCGATGATGCGCTGCT